TATTTTGATCTACAATTTTATCTTCAGCAACTTTTAAATCTCGTTTAAGATCTACAATTTGTTGTTGATTTGAATTTATTGTGTCTGTTAAATTTACAATGTACCTAACACCTGTAAATGTTCCGACTAGCACTGAAGCTACTACAGGCACCATTACTATGTTCTTTTTTAACAGATCTGCTAAATTCATTAGTCTTTAACCCAAAACCAACTTTTAATTTTATCCCAAATCCTACAACAAATGTTTTTACATTTTTTAATCATGTCTTTCTCCTTAGTTTTTTAAGTCAGAGGCTTTTATTTTACCCTGAGCATAAAGTTTTTTTAAATCACCTTTAGTCATTTTGTGTAAATTTAATTTTGGCTCTTCTTTTGTTTCAATTTTTTCTTGTAAAATTTCTCTTTCTTTTTTGTTTATTAATTTATTAATTAATTTTCTAATCCAGTTTAACATTTCCATCTCCTTCTCGCTTGTCTAATTCTTGAATTTGGATCGTTTCTTGTTTTAGCTGAAGCTTTTTTTAGTTGTCCTAACGATCTTGCACAATAAGATTTACGTCTTTTAGCAGCCTTAGAACCAGCTTTAACTTTACCTGTAACAGCTGTTTTTAATTTAGATCCAGGATTTGCTCTTCTATATGCAGCAACTCCTGCTTTAGTCATTCCAGCACCTTTTTCAGCCGGTCTAAAATTTTTTTTGTTTCGTGGAGGCATTACATCTCCTCCACGTTTAAAAGTTAAAATTTCAAAACTCTTTAATTTTTTATGCATCAAAGTATACAGTTACTGAATTACAGTTAACTTCTGAAAAACTAATATAAGCACCATTAGTGTATAAAATTCCATCTTGAGGAATGTTAACTGTGCTTATGTCGCCTTCAGTTGCTGTAGTTCTCAAAGTCAATTGAGTCGTTCCTGAAATACTTCCATTTTTAACTTCTACACTTCCGATAGCACCACCTGATGCTACGTTAGCTTGTCTTACTCTTGTTCTTCCAGCAAAGATACCCCCAAAAACATCAGCAGTCATTCCTAAAGAAACGTTAGCTGCAGGTTGTGCGCTAACAGTAGCTGAAGTGATTGTTAAAAAAGCACCTGTAGTTCCAGACGTAGTTGTTGCTGAACCTGGTAATGTAATTACTTCGGTAAGAGCATCTCCGTTTTCATCTGTTCCAACAATCGTTACTGTGATTCCAGACTCACTCCCAAGAGTGGTCGCAGTAATTTTTCTAGCAGTGTTAGTTCCAAAAGAAGTTTTTGCTAAAGTAAAAGTTGTTGTTGGTCTAGCAGCAGCGGCAACAAAAGTATTAGAAGAAGCATTTGCGTCAATAAAAGTTTTCGACTTTACGTCACCCATGTACATATTTTTTCTCCTATAGTTTGTGGCTCCCGAAGGAGCCACTAATTAATTATTACGCTGCAAATGCAAACGCACCAGTAACAGCTGCTGCTGCACCTGTGAATTCAGTTGCAATGTGCCATGTACCATCTTCAAAACACATGAAAGCAATTTTGCCACCAGTTGTAAGAACATTAGTTGCTGCGTCAGCTGGTGTAAAAACTAATTGTGTTTCTCCTGCTGCTGAAGTATCAAAAGTTACTTCATTTGTAGCTCTTGATTCTATTAAAGAACCAGTAGCCCAAACGTCAGTTCCTGCTGCATTAAAAGTTAATGTAGCTGTTCCACCTGCTGTGTCTTTAGATTGAACATAAACAGCGATTGCTCCTGAAGTTGCTGCAGGTAGTGCTACTGCACAAGCTGCTGCTCCAGTGTAATTAACAGTTGCTATAATACCATCTGCGATAGTAATGTTAGCACCTGTTGCTGTGTCTGCTAAAACTAAACCAGTTAAGTCAGGCATACCTGAACTCATTCTAGTTGTTACTGTTCCTGTTGTTGCGTTTTTAGTTGCCATTTCGAATCCGTGTAGGGATCGAACCGGTCCGCTAAATGTAGTATTTGCCATAATTTTATCCTCCTAATTTAGATACATAGTCTTTAGGCCGTCGACTATACGCGTCTATATATCATTTTAAATTGTATAGTGAGTTTTT